TAATCCCCCGACAATTCCAATTTCAGGGTCTTCCTGGAGTATTTGATACCACTTATCAAGGTCTGTATTTTTCGTAAAAACGATATCATCTTCACATATAATGATGTACTCATATTTCTTGGGGATCAACTTGAGACTTTCATTCCGCACACCTGCCACACCCAAATCAAACGGCAATTCCAACAGGTTACACTGATGTTCAGAGCAGAAATCCCGCTTCTCTTTTGTGGACTCCCCGTTATCGCCGATATATATCGGTATGTCCGGATAGTATTCCCTGATTGAGTCGATACAGCGAAAAAGGCATTTATCACGGAGAAAAGTTGTTACAAGGATTGCCGTGTTATCCATTATTTTTTGCATATTTTTTCTTGACTAAAAACCCCAGGGGTTGTATATTGTTTATATGGTCATTCATCATAGAGGTGAACTTAGTAAAAAATTTCTTTTGGAACATCGGAAGGCAAATGAAATAGTCTATGACATAAAAACAAAGTTACCAGTAGGGGCAATATATCTAAATCCAGAATATTCCTACATCGAAGAAACTAAAATTCTTTTAGCGAAACTACGAAAAATGATTGAAAATGAACCGTCGTAACTTCTTCAAAACCGTCGGGATTCCTGCACTGGCATTGCCGTTTGTTAAAGTATTGGGGCTAAAAAAATCACAAAAACAAATCCCCTGGATTTACTATGCTTGTGAACAAATGGCAGTAATGACACCATTTTCTCACATTACAATTACTTGCCCACATTGCCAAAAGAGTAGATTGAAAATTCCAGTCCTATGGAGCAAGTATTGGCATTGGGATATGAATCGAATTTCCATAATACCCAAACATCAATGTAATGGATGCAAAAAATTCTATTCCATTGAGATTCGATATGGACAAAAAGAAAATATGTTTTTAATAAGAACTGGCCCGCCCGTCAAACCGGAGTCAAAATTTTCTTTACTAGATTCTGATTAAACAAAATCTTCTTCCCCTTCTCAAACTCATCCTTAGTCAAATCATCAACCTTTGTTTTGCCGTACATCCGAGAGCTATACCAATTATGGTAGGCAACAGGCTTTTGATTCAGATAATACACGTCCCCATACACGCCCTCATAAAATTTAACCCCAGGTTTCTCGTATCCGGTCGGTACTCGGAATACCTCAAATCCCAGGTTGAGAATATCGGGGTACAATTTACGTCCTACGTCGTACTCCTTTGTGGGCTTAAAACTAAATTTATGTTCCCTGAAAAACCGCACAGGAAAGAACATGAAACAGGGATGTATCGGTTTGGGATCGCCACCCTTTGCAGTTATCAGCTTGCATTGAGTATTTTTACTCACTATATCTAATAAATCGAAATCCCATTGAGGCTTCATCAGGTGTGCATCAATATCAAGGACTAGGCAATGCGGATATTTTACGTGTTGCAATCCCAGGTCTAATCCTGCACCATGCCCAGTGTTCTTATTGAGCATTATGGCATTTATATCACGCTGTTCCTTCAGCCATTTTACCGACCCGTCCTCAGAATTATTGTCTATGATGACTATTTCATGGGGGAGTGCAGTAAACTTCCGCACAGACTGGACAAGGAGTTGCATCCAATCAAGGCAATTTCTGTTAACCGATAAAATTGATATCATTCTTTTATAATGAGTCCTATACCATACTGAAAAGGACGATGAATATTTTTTTGATAAAACATCATTTTTATCCAGGGTCGATCATCACTTAATAACTCTTCCCAGAATAATCTTACATGGACTTGCTCAGTCCTGATATCATGAAAAGCAATTACATGCTTTGTAAGGGGCTCATAAATTTCAAAGTCTCTTTTGACTGCATTGTATCCGTGATCGGCATCTATAAATAGAAGGTCAATTGCCTCCCCTTTTAACATATCCTTTAATCGTATTAGCGTTTGGGGATCGTGTGTGTTGCCCAAAATATCAGGCATCGACAATGTATCGTCGGAATCAATGCCTATATGCGTTCCCCCTAATAGCTGCTCGTAGAAAATTTTTTGCCGTCCTGTCCGGACTCCCAACTCTACAATTACAGGCTTTCGTATGCCCCTGGATTTAAAATAATAATCTGTGAACTCAAGAAAATATTGCCATTCTTTTCTATTTTGACCTGGATGTTGCTGTTTTATAATAGCATCGAATTCAGCAATATTCATTTTTTGAATATCTTCCCGAGTCGTGTTATAAGCTCGGGTACATTCTTTTGATGGGCGGGATGAAGAAATGGGACAGCTTCCATTTTTGATGTTCCAAATTCCAAATAGATAGGATATTTCTTGACATCAGTTCCAACCACGACAACAAGTCCAGGGGGACCCAACGGGCGTTTTATACCATCCCCACGCTCAGCCTTACCTCCAGTTCGCCCCTCTGATAAGGGACTCCCCGACCAATTGGTTGAAATAGAAGCCATTGTACGTCCAGTCGCATATCCTTTTATAAATTTTGCGGCTGCATTTCTTTTCGCATCCACCTCAATTTTAAACCCCACTTCCTTCAATGCAATTTTTACAGCTCCAGCTTTAACGACCTGATACTGCTTGAGATTGGCAACCGTTTCCTTTACGCCTGTAACCTTTATGTCGATGCTATCAGCCATTACTCATTCCTTCCCAACTCTACAACAGCTAACATCAGATACTTTCCCTGTTCGCTCCAATTCTCAATCAGCTTAATCTCAAATTCACGACTACCGAGATAAATCCGGTCACCCTCTTTAATACCCGACCTGTATTCCAGATATACAAAATAATCAGGGAATACGGCGTCTTTACCGTATGCAATAGCTCCAAGCTTTTCCGTCTTTGACTCGAATCGACAAGGGACTCTAGCGTAGAGAGTCGCGTATGCCGTGCTGCCCTCACCCCCAAGATCGTCACGTGTTACGGTAGGGCGTTTAATCGTTACGGTTGAGTCAAGTAATGCTGCGAAACTCATTTCTTCTCCGGTTTTTCCCTGAAGTCCAGGAGCGTAATCTGTTTCTGATCTCTAGTCTCTATCTTGGGATACTTTTTTGCCATAAATTCAATCGCCTCAAGGATCTCCACCCTATCCGTTGTGGAAAGATAAATGGTGCCTTTAGCATCATCAATTTCAAATGTAAGCATTTTTTAATCCCATAGAGCCGTAAAGTATTTACCGAATAACGCAGTCCCCTCATCGATCTCGGGGTTATTCACGCAGTCAAAATCATAAGCTAAAATAAGCTCAAAAGCTCTGATCATTTTGCCCAGGATATTTCCCCATTCCCTATCACTTTCTTCCTCGGTTTTTCCCTCTTCGCATAGCATAGCCGGAAACCCGTGTCGTATCTCTCTAAGCTTCTTTAGTCTAGGGAGTGCATACTGGGCCGCATACCATTGAAAATCCCATGCTTCGGGGTCGGAATATCCCCTGAAAAGCTTCTGGAAAAACCACTTGATTTTATAGATCAAAATTCTCGCCTTACGAAAAGGTCAAGTTCATTCTTTATTGTAGGATGTAACCCTAGCCACTTCTCAAAATCCGCTATGCTAAAATTCTCATACGAATATACTTTTCCCATTGTCTCTGACTTAAGGCCGGTATCCCGTTTTGAAGCATCATATTTGTATTTTACATACTCAAGACAGGTCATCTCCAAAGCGTATGGAATAACCGTATATCCAGCGACAAAATCAAAAAAATATTCCTGAGATGGAGAAAATCCACTGGGTTTCTGGATGGCCCCATAATTCCTGTCCTCGCCCGGACTGAGAATCTTATAATCTGTTATATCGTCGTCTACCGTCTCAATATGTGCCTGCGCTGTGCTGGTAACAGCCATTGACGGCCTAATCAGCAATTCCGAAGCATCCCTTGAATCCGTATCCGTTGCCAGTGTTGTACACGACCATCCTTTCGCAAGTGCCTCTATGGCAGTTATGAGAGCATCGATCGTGGCGTAATCGCTAAGCGTTAATTCTGTATCATCCTCATTTGTCCCGCCATCAACTATAAGCCTGATATCGGTATCCGTCACCTCTACCGTACAGTAATTGGCATCCGTACTGGTATTTTTAATCGAGAAGGAATTTGCCCGTCCCACCGATAACCGCATCACCCTTGTTACGGGATACTGCTCGAGCATAAGCCTGTCATATCCGCTGCCATAATAAACCTCGCGGGTGTACGTACGCGATGCTAGTTTCCGGTTACAATGGCGTTCAATAAAATCAGTTGCCCGATCAATCAAGCGCTCTATAAAATAATTGTCCTTAATCACCAGTGTTTGTTCATTAGCTGATGCGAGGCAAGACAAGGCACCCGTAATCAGCAAGTCAGTTGAGCTTGCATCGGAATGATACAAGCGACCGGCAGCCCATCCGGTAAGGGCATTGATAGCAGTTACAAGCTCTGAAAGCGTATTATTATCGGAGTCGTCAAAGGTGAGCGTCTCCGTTCCGGGCGCTGCGCCACCCGTAATTATCAATACTATCGTGGTATCTGTTACCTCGACCGTAGCTGCCGTAGCATCTCCCTGATTGCAATATATCCACAATGCGTCCCTCGTGGGGTCTTTATCTATGTAGGTTAGTGCTTCATCTAGCGATATTAAAGGGTATTGATGATCGACTGCCATTTTGCTCTCCCTAAGGTATTATTATTTCCTTAACTCTCATACGGGTTACATTGCCGTGTTCTGTCCAGGTCGGGGTCACTATATATGCTTGCAGCCTCCAGTTGCCATCCTCATTAAGGTCGGTTGCCGCTGTTGTGGTATAAGATATACTTGTCGTACTTTCCTCCACTGCTGTCCAATATCCTGTAGTTCCGCTTGGTTTTTCATATTTTATTTGCCTTGTTGTGGCTGCTGATATATCAACCCCAACATTAAGGACTATCTTTTTTCCTACCGTATTAACAAATACCGCCATTTTATTTTCCTATTTAAGGGTTGTTTTTTTGTGGAATTTACCTGGGATCAATCTTGCTGGTAAAGCATACCTCGGTATCGATTTTTGAGTTGAAGTAGCTTGTGCTATAAGATATTATAATTATCCCGATCGCCCGTAAAATACCAACTAATGTAGCCATATTAATTTCTCATTGCTGTGAAAAAATTTAAGACCGATGCTATGGGCTGCCAAATTATAGCTTTAAAATATTCATATGCCCCAATATCGGGGGCAGAACCTTTAGGCACGCGCGAACCCCTGTAATCCTGTGTCAATCCCACGTCTGTCCCTGCATCTCTACAAGGAGAGGTTTTCTGGAGGGTGAAGTCGTTGTTGGCGGGGTCGGTCATAAGGGGGTCGGCTTCTACTGAGTTTGTACCAGAACCGTATGATGTTTCCCAGTCATCGTAAGTTGAATCGTAATTTGTTGCTCCCCATTCTATAAAATTAGCCGCCTCTGCCCCAAAGCAATTATATTCATATACATTACCATTACCAGCGGGATTCTCTCCCCCATCTACTGCTGATAATTCACAAGAGCTATTATTAATAGAGATATTGTTTTTAATGAGATTACTCGCTGCCGTGCCCCCTAAGCCATTGACCTCGAGTCCATGAATATTGTCATAACAAACATTATTATAAATTTCATTGCTATCCGAACCTTTTCTAGCGGCTATCCCATGCCCTCCATTTCCATAACAAAGATTATAATACACCTCGGTATTGTCTTGATCTTCCAAAATTATTCCCATGTTATGATTATCATAGGATTCATTATATCTCACTATAATGTTAGCTCCTGCTGTATCTACCCAAATTCCCTTGCCACGATAATCGGTTCCACCCAATGTATATCCATTGGAATAAACCGTATTGTTCTCTACAATAATAGTATGTGCGGTATTTCCATCGGGACTTATTCTTATTCCCCCAGTAGCTTCAAGTGAACCGTCTATAGCAGCTTCTATGCAATTATGGTGTACAGTATTATCTGAAATTGTCCAAGTATTGCAATATGCCCCAGGTAACACGCCATTTCCCCCGCAATAACTCAATTCATTATCTGATATTGTGACATCAGTAATTGTATTAGTTCCGCTAGCATTTCCCCATATTCCAAATCTATATCCTTTCCATATTTTACAATTTTGGATAATTATATTACTTAATGCCCCAGCACTAGAATGTAGCCATAAATTTACATAATTTGCACCTTTTAATTCTAATCCATCAATAGTTATATAGCTTTTTCCATCAATTTTTATTTGGAAATTCCTAGTTGCTGCTTCAACCCCTGGAGAGGAAAGATTGTCTGGGTCAGATGTAGCATAACAGTACAGAATATTTCCAGCCCAAAACCACTCATTAGCCGTATCTAAAAGATCAAGACTTGCAACATTGCTACCCCTTGTTCCGTCAAAATATACAAATTCCGGCTCTGTATTATCTGTAGCCCCCCAGGTATTCGTTCTGTAAACCGTAGCAGCCCCAATAGCACTCGAATCAACTACAGCATCGTCTATATAAATCTCAGAACCACTTGTTGGAACTCCATTCCAAGCATCTTCTGAATTACCGCCAACTCTCACGGTATCAACATCTTGTCCACTTGTATCTTTTGTGAAATTAGAGCCTTTTGATACTCCATCAATCCATAGTTGCCCCCCACCAACAGTGTCATCTACTAAATATCTCATTTCAACGCAATACCAAGTATCAACGGCAAAATCACTGGCTCCAGTATGTATAGCTGTAGCAGCTCCATCCGTATCTTTTATCGTACAATAAAATCCCCATGTAGTTGTTGTGGCAGCGGGCCGTGCATGTAAAAGCATAACCGACCGTGTGCTGGCATCTCTAAGAACCAATATGGGCCAGTAGGAATAATTGTCGGTACATTCGGAAGTTGAATTTCTTCTTACATATGCCCGAACATAAGTATCGGACTGCTGTGCAAACACTTTGTGCGCATAACAATTAAGATTCGTCCCATCAAAGGCACAAGTTGCATTATCTGCTCCTCCATGAACCGGTGTTGTTCCGATTGTAATCGTATTGCTTCCCGCTTCTGTCTTTCCATCAAAATCAGTTGTCATGGCATCAACTTCATCTTCAAAACCACTATTAAAAATGCCCCCCGTTTCCTCTAATGGGGTTCGTGCTGTCCAAGTCGAGATTAAATTAAAGCCATTAATAATCGGGTCTGCCCCACTACCATACGAATCAAGAACTATCGGATAAGTAGCCGT